TTAGCCAAAGCCATAGCATCTTCTGTTTCCACATCGGACATTAGAAGTTACCTCCCATTCCGCCGCCCATTAAATTAGCCATATCTGCGTTACCTTGTGGGCCGACACTATCTGCCGGATTATTATTCATTAAGGCTTGAGTTTTAGCATTTTGAATCATTGCAGTTACAGATGCTTCCATTTGCTTCATCATGTCATGATATTGGTCAAGAGCATCTAATAAAGGAAGATATGTAGATTGCATTACTCCTTCATTTCCATACTGTGCTAATATTGAGCGAACACTAGCAACTCCTGTATCCGTTGTTCTAAATGCTTCCTTTAATCCATTCAAAGCCATAGATAAAGGAGAACCTTGAGATAGTCCTGCACCCTTAAATTCTTGAGGAACTGCACCATTAGGGCCGGGTGTATTCATAGGAACTTGTTGTTCCATTGAAGCAGCCATTGGATCGTTCTTTAAAATCAAAGAGTCTTGAAAATCTAACGCTTTTAAGCGGTCAGAAACAGAACCTTCAGATAACCATGCCATTTTAATCACCCTCAATATACTATGTGTGGGCGATAGACTTTATCTGTTCTTCCTGCACGAACTACGCCAAGAGCAATTGCTCCATCGTTTGCATTGTAATTTCCTTCTGTATTGTCATGCTTTATTATAGCACCAATTTGAACATCTTCTTTTGCAACTAATTGTTTGTTTAATCTATTGTGCAAATCTAAATCACTAGAAATCATAGATAATGCATTTGTTGCATCATCTAAATGTTTACTTATGTCTTCATTATTATTCATGTCAATAGCCTTTTGCATTGCTTGTATTGAAGCCAATGCTTTACGTGCCATTGGATTCATTTTAGATATCAAATCGTAACCTTCACTCATGTCGCTCATGCTATCAAGTTATGCAATCCTTATTGAGGGTTTTCATACTCTCTCTCTTTGCTTTATCTTTTTATCAACATTAGAGATTGCCTTACCGCCCATGTTCTTATCTCTTTTATCTCCTAATTTTCCATTGTTTGATGCACCATCATGACGCTTCACGTTAGCAGGAGATTTGCTGCCTCTTGCTTGTTCACCATCATTGACTAATTTCAAAGGTTTTAATTCAGTATTTTGTGTAGTTTTATCAGCGTTATAAACACTATAATTTGTGTTTTTAGTAACAGACCAAGCCTTCTCAAATATCATATCATTCATTGAGGCCCACCGCCTTGTGGAGGCCCACCCCCGCCTTGTTGTTGTGCTTGTGCGGCTTGTGCTTCTTGTGCCTTAGCAGCCAATTCCTCTTCACTAGGTTCTTTGTAATCAAAGTTTAAGAATTTATCATCTATTTGGTCACGGAGTTTTGCTTGATATCCAGATTGCTTCATTTGCATCATATTACGGATAGACATTTCATCCCTTCGTAATTGCATAATTTCATCTTCTTCTTCATGTGGTGTCAATGTTAATGTCCATTCTGTAATGTCAAAGGCTTCCATTAGTGCAGGGAATACCACTCTATTGTATATTGATTGAGCATATGATATTGAACGGTTGCTTACTACAATCTGCATTCCTTCATTATTCAATCCTCCTCCTGATACATCATTCATGAATACATTAGATACACCATAATATGCAGATATTCTTTGCCTTATATCATCTTTAATTGGAATATATTGCAATTCTTCTAATGTATCCATCATACGAACATATTCTATTCCGCCTCTTCCTGATTCTGTTTCAACACCTATGGTTGGAATATAATTGGGATCACGTTCAAGATGCTCTTGGATATTCCTAGCAGTTTTCTCAACAGTCTCCATATTTGATGATTTAATTACCATAATGCCTCTTGGCATTCTTCTCTTTTGGTATGCAGAATAAACATAGTTATCCATTGCAATCAATGTATTAACTTGTCTCCACATTGTAGCAACTGGACTTCTACCATATAATTTAGATGGCGACCACTTGCTTATGTGTATAACTTCTCCTTCAGTATATACTTGACCATTGCCCACTCCTGCAAGATTCATGTAATGAATAGGAACAACAGGCATACCTGATATAGGACATAATTGCTTAGGGTCACTTGTTCTGAATGAACGGTCTATGAGGCTTGTATATTGTGTTCCTCCTCTTATTCCTCTCTTATCAGATAATATACGCATGAATATAGGATCTGCTCTTGATACTTCTTTTATTCTAAAGAAAGCAGGTTTTTTTGTCGCAGGGTCAACAAAATATTCCTTTGTCATTATTATATAAGCATCATCTACTATATTCAAATCCATTTCAACTTCTCGTAGAATATCTATGAAATTTTGAGTCATGCGGTTTGAGCCAGAAAGAATTGTATCTGCATAATCTATTTGCCCTCTATCTGCTTTTCTTACTTCTCCTCCACAAGCAGTACATGTGTCCACTTGTTGTTGATATTCTGTATCGCAAGAAGTACATTTAACTACAAAATTTGCTTTCCAATCCCATCCTTTTCTAAATGTTTCAACGGAAAGGTGTTGTAATATTGAACGTAGAACCATACATTCATATGCAGCAGCGTATAATGCAGGAATTGTAATTCCTTGAAGTAAAGCAGGTTCTTGAACACCTTGAGTAAACAAAGGCATGGATGGAACAGGAGTAGTATGTCTTTCCATATCTACGCCTATTGAAGAAAATATTTTCTCCATTCTTTTTGCATCAACCATTTACTAATACTTCCTTTTTTATTTTAATAAATTCTTCATCAGTTAAATCATGTTTCTTCAATAAAGCCATTTGATTCTTTTCATCCATCCCCTCATGTGCCATCACAATTAAAGCATTTTTATCTCCTCGCAAGGCTTTCATCATTTTGAACGCTTCGGAAGATTTTTTGGATATAAGAGGGGATGCCATTTCCAATGTTTTCATAACTGCATCTTCACCTTGTATCTCTAACCCTATGCCTTTAGCATATATGTTCTCAACATTCAATTCCTTTTTCAAAGCGTTTGCATACGAAGTTGCAGTAGGTGCATAAAAACTTAATTCGATACGAGGATTGTATCTTGCATCAATAGAGAATACACTATGATTATCAATGAGTCCGGCTAAGAAACTATCTACATTTTTTAACAAGACATTATTTCTTTTTACATCATAAAACAATCCTCTTCCATATGATTTTGTGAATTGGCCTACTGCCATAATATCGTATAAAAATCCATGTGATTTTATCAAAGAAGAAATTTCTGCCGTACTTGCTTGTATGTCATATGTTTTTAGAGTTTGAGCGTTTAATGCCCCTCTTTCAATCAATATATCTCTACATTTAATCAGTATATTCTTTTCACGATTAGATAATCTTTCTGATTTGTCAAGAGTGTTACGCCATAATGATTCTGCTTTTTCTTTCCCTTCTTCATCAGAAGATGTCCATGTCTTTACAAATCTTCTAAATGGTAAATCTAATCTTTTAGAATTTTTATTTAATGAATCATAATCTAAGTCTGTGATTGGTAAAACATCTACTAAATTAGAATCTACTCCTTTAAAATGACCTAATATTGCTTGCTTTTCTAATTTAAGTAATGGATGTATAGCATCTAAAGTTTTTAAATCAGATGCTTTTATGAGTATTTCAGTTAATTCTCTACCTGTCATACCAAAATTATCTACAAACCACATCCTATCAATTGAATTAGTTATAGTATCAGATGGAGGCAAAGGAGCATTATCTGGTAGTTCAGAACCACTATATCCTGATTTAGTTGACTCTATTGAAGCGTCTTGTCTTATATCATGTGCTTCAGGGGTCTGTGTTTGTTTTGCTTGTTCTTCTGCAAGTTTTGCTTCTTCTTCTTTCATTTTATTTTCTGCATCTTCTGCTTCTTTCTTTTTATTTTCAAAATGATTTTTAGCAGCATCAAGAGCATATGGGGCAAGAACCTTACCTGCGGCTAATACTCCTCCTAATACTGCTCTATTTTTTTGCAATGAATCGCTCAATGATTCTACTCCTACTTTTGGCTCAATATATGTCTTATCCATCTATCCACCCCAACCTCTTCTGCCATGTCTGAGCATCTAGGATAATTATATTTTCCCTATATTCTTTAGTCGCTTGTACCGATAATGCTAGGGCTATCACCATGTCGTCATGTGAACCAAGACTTTCCATCTTGCCATTATCAAGCATAGTGAACATGGATAATTCATTCAAAAGAGTATTCATATGTCTCTTTGTAGAACCTTCATCTTTGTAAGGTATCATAAGATGTTGTCTTTCAAAATGTAATTGTAAAGTATGAATTAATGCTTCCTTTTTCATTCTACTCATATTGAATGGCTTTACAGGTAAATCGCCTATTTCTTTTAGAACTTGATTAAAAGCCATAGCGAAATTGTTGGTTTCTAATTCTATAATAACTGGATTAAATCTAGCATTTAATTCTACTATCTTGTCTATTTGTTGTCCAAAATCCATATTCTTCTCATGATGCACATGAACTACTCTTTTGTGTCTATTTTCATCCATTCCTATAACCATCATACAAGTATAGTCTGCTCGCCTGTCAGCAGAAATAGCAGGATCCCATCCTATGTAATAATTTAATTCAGCATCTGGTTCGGGATAGTATGTCAATGCCAAACTATCATCTTTTACTCTTTCAAGCATTTCTTCTGGAAACAGACTTGAATCGCTTGCTATTGGTTTACATAGATATTCTCTAGTAAATGCTATCGAAGTCATTTCTCCTCTTCTTGAGTTAAGAGCATCTAAATCCCATCTTTCCGGCCATAGAGGTTCGCCTGTTGCTTCATTGATTGCAGGATATTCTCTAACACAATAACCATCTAATCCTTTTAATTCTGAATACAAATCAGTAAAAGAGAATGGAGTTCCTACTACACACATTTGAGCCGTATGGTGAAGAACAGGTAATAATGCAGTATAAAACCATGTAGATATGGCTTTTAATTGCGTATCTGCTTCACTAGATAGGATATCATCTAATACTACTATATCAGGGTGTGCTCCTCTCACCGCTTTACCAATAGACATAGCACGAATAGAAGATTTGTTAGTCATGCGAAATAATTGTTTTGCCCAACCTCTTGCAGGTTTTAGATGTTGTAAAGCAGGAGTAGTTTCTATCAATTCATTCATTTTGCCCATATGGTCTATTGACTGATGCTGACTGTGGCTAAAGAAAAGAACTTCAGTATTGGGATTATATGCCATTTTCCATAATAAGTAAACACGGAAGAATACTGATTTACCATGATCTCGACTTGCTATAACACATACTTTTTTATTATTTTCAGCATTTTCATACCATTCATTGTGAAAATGGGCTAATTGAAACCCACATATATCCTCAAAAAAGAATTTAAAATCACGTTTACCCATTTCCCAATCTACTTGAGAAGTGAGTTCCATCATTTTATTTTTTGACATTATTATTTCCATCCTGTCGGTAATAAACTCATGTTATCAACAACAGGTGTGTCGCTATTAGCAAACGCTGATGCGGGCAACAAAGAAAGATCATCACCCTCATTAGTTTCAAATCCTGAAAGTTTTACCTCACTTTTTTGAGGTATATCCGCTTTAAGGAAATTATCTATCAATGTATCTGATTCAGGTATTGATGGTGATTTCTTTTTTGTGAGAGCGAATGCGTTAGGGTCATGAAAAGGATTTGCAAATGGGTTTTCAACAACATTCCAAGTTTCTTCTTTCATCATAGGAGGTTCTTGTTGTGGTTTGTCTTTATCCTTAACTGAGGGAGTTTCTAACTTGCTTGTTTTTGTTTGGGATACAACATTACCTTGTTCATCGAGGACTGTTTCTGTTGTTTCATTGACTTTTCCTAATATTGCCTTACCATCCATATTACCGGGAGTAATAAATTGCTCTTTTATGAGAGAACTTCTTATTGAAGATAATTGCAATTGTTTTTCAACTGCGGCTAAATTTCTTAATTCTTGTCTTCCTTGATTTCTTTTTCTAGCATTTAACAAACCTCTTGCTGCTCCAGACATACCAAGTGTTGCTAAATTTGACATCAAACCTGTTCCTATTCCCCCTCTTGTGTTTGCTTTGGCTTGAGCATTATCAATCGTGGCTTGTCTTGCTGAACCACCGTAACCGCCGC